ACTGACTCCCAAAGTCCGGAAAAAAAGCCCTTGATTGGTTCCCAGTTCTTATAGATAAGAAGTGCGGCCGCAGCGACCGCGGCAATAGCCCCAATAACAATTCCTATGGGCCCCGTTATTGCACCCCATAACATAATAAATCCTGTAGATAAAGCCGGTAATAATATTAAAATAGGGCCTAAAACCATTGCAAGAATTCCTGCGGCTCCGACAACCTTCATCAATACGTTAGCCAGGACAGGATTTTCCTTGATCCAATCTTTTACTTTCATGGCCGCATTCGCTATCTTATCAGCGACCCCCTCAATCAAGGGCGCTAACTGAGAAGCAAGTGCCATCGATACACCTTGAAAGGATCCTTTCAGCGTCGTCATGGCATCATTTAGATCTGCCGCCCCTTTTGCCGCCGGCCCGCCAATAGAAAGCCCCAAATCCTTGGCTTTCTCCCTCAATTTCTCCATCCCATCGGCCCCTTCTGCAAAGAGGGGGAGAAGCTCAGTCCCGGCTCTTCCAAATATTTCCTGGGCTGTGGCGGCTCTGAGTGTTGGGCTTTCTAACTCTGCAATCCCCTTCGCTATTTTCATAAATTGATCTTCCGGAGATAAAGCCATCAGATCTTCAACTGATAAACCAATCCGGTCAAACGATCGAATATAAGTCATAAGGCCAGCGTCCGCATCTGTCAGGGATTTCGCCATCTTTTTAACGCCTTTCTCTAAGGATCCGAGGCTTGACCCGCTTATTTCAGCCGCATATTTAAGCTCTGAAAGAGCCTCTGTGGACATACCTGTCCGGAGTGACATCTTGTGAACTTCATCGCCTGCCTTAACATAGCCCTTTACCATCAGCCCGATTGTCCCAACAATAGCCGTCCCAGCGATCGCAATGGCTTTTCCCGCAGCCTTAAACTTTTCTTTATTCTTTTGGATGAGTCCGTCAGCCTTCTTGAATCCGGCGTCCATAGCAGAGATGTCTGCACCCATGCGAATTAAGAGTGATTTTGTTTCGATCACACACCTCCAAAGTTTATCATTTAATCCCCACTGATTTCTTTATGGCATTTAATTCCTTCCGCTGCTCCTCCTTCGAAGCAATCGCCTTTTCAGGGAAGACATTAGGCATCAAATCCCGGCCCTTTATTACTTTTCCGGTAAGAGCGGTTACAATATAGGCTATTAATACGGCCATTCTTTGCCATCGTTCGTCCTCCCGTTCATTAAAGCCGACAATCCGTTCGTTGAGCTCGGTAAGAGTTAGCCCATCTAGCTCAAAATGGGTGATCCCTATCCTTAGGGCTGTTTTTTTCGCTGCTTCGTAGAGGGGGTCTTTTTTGTTATCTGCTGTTTCTTTTTCTTCTCCGCTTCCTGGTTGTCGGCTATGACTTTTTTTGTGTCTATTCCCATCTGTGCGGCAAGCGCCTCAAGTATTAGAGTCGTAATTCCAAGAACCGTGTACTTTTTTGGGATTGCAGCATCTAATAAATCTTCAACCTGATCAAGCGTAAGTGCTTTTTCATCCCACGCCAGCCCATGTAAAACCAGTACCGGGATCTCATCCACCTCAATATTCATCAATTCGCTAAGGCTCTTGTTTCCGAATTTCTCTCTAATTGCACGAAGAGATTTAAACCCAAAACGGAGCTCCCTTGGTTTGTCCAAGTCCAGAATGTATTCCTTCACGGGAGCTCTATGACCTGGATCTTCATCAAATCGACTGCGCCGCCTGCTGCAATACCGATTTGAACTTTACCGTCAGCGTCATCAAATCTTGATTTCGGGAAAGGCCCCACCAGATAAATCGTAGCTGCCACTGGTGTGACTACAACGTCATGATCTGTGCCATAATTGCAAAGAGCCTGTGAATTGATGGTGACCGCTAGTGCGCCTGCTGTGCCACCCAATATGTGGAGAAAACATCTTCCGGTATTGGCAAACCAATTGCCGGCATCATCAACCGTTGCTCCACCGGGCGTAATTCCTGCATGGACTATTTTTGTTACTGCTAATTCTGTGCTCATTTAATCCTCCTAAAAATTTTAATAAAACTCCAAAAAATCAGGTCTTCACTAGGGCTGCGGTTCCTGCGAGCGTGAACGAAATACTTCCAGCGTCAGCAAGCGGGCCAGAAATCGATAGGCCTTCAATAAGAGCATGCCCTGTATAGACATGAGCTGGAGTCTTGATCCTATAATTTTGGATCTCTCCGGCTTCAAAATCAGTTTCTATTTGTAAAAGCCCGGCGTCGTCTTCGATAAGAAAGGCATCAAAAGAAACTGACCAGTTTTTGTTTCCGGTCAACTTCTCTTCCCACCCAGCGGAATCCTTGTCTGTAACGTCAATCGAACTTGCCCCTCGGTCAATAGAAACGTCCTTTTGCCCTCCGAGCTTAGTCCAGACTCCAGTCCATACTTCCACATAAACATTTTTTCCTTTAATCTTTGCCATATTATTTTACCTCCTCTTGTATTTTTTGTGGGGCGTTTTTAACCTTAAAGACAAATCGTATTTCAGAGCTATATAACCTCTCTGATTTTTTAATCTTATGATTTGCCGCATGAAGCCAAAACTCCCAACCGTCCTTCTTAAGTCCTTTCGCGGCCTCTGTTATAGCCGCATCCTGCATCTTTAAAATCTCCAAAGCGTCATGAGAAAAAAAAGAAACCAAGTACACGAATTCGTCCTCTTCAAAGAATATTGATTCATTTATTCTCAGGTTTGGGTATAGCCCCCAATTGTCAGGTTTCTTTTTCGGTTCCAATACATAAACAGGAAACTTTGCTCTTTCCCGCAATACTTTACCTATGTTCATTTAAGCCTCCTCAATCAGATATTTAAAGGTCAATATAGCGTGTCTCGTGAATCCGTCAATATCCATGATCACGTTATGGCTATCTAACCCATCTACTACAGCATTGAATCCGGCCAAACTAAGCGGGGGCTGCCTGGTAACCGCTTGCAATATTTCGTCGCCTATTTCCAAGACTTCCTTTTTTCCTGCATATTGTGACCAGATATGAACCGTAATTTGAACCTCCTGGCCCGGAGTGAATTTGTCACTCCAGTCCCTTCCGGTCAATATTCCCATTGTAATATAAGGAAATACCTCATTTTCAGGTGTATCATCAAGTACAGTTCTCCCCGTCTTTTCAGTAATTCTATCGGCAACTGCCGTATTTAATACCAAAAATGGTGACTTCATTTTCCTAACAATCCCTTAAGTGCTGCATAGTACTTGTCCCTTATCTTCATATATGCCGGCCCTAAAAATGGGGACTCTGGCAAGCCTCTCTCTGATATTGCCTTACAAATCGGCCATGCCGAATCAAATCCGTGCCTCTTGGCCCAGCCCTCCAGCGCATCCGGCGGGGGAAAATGGGGTCTTGCTCCATGCTCTACATAAACTGCATAAGGCGCTGTGGCTTCAACTTTTACCGTAAAGCCGGCCTTTTCTAGATCAACTATTATTGAGTTAGCAAGGTTCCCTGTATCCCATCTCCTCATGTTGTTCAGGTTTTTCTTGGCTTCTCTTTGCACGTCCAAACCATGAGCATAAGTTTCACCCTTCACCTGTTCCGGCATTTTCTTTATAAGCTTCTTCATATATGCTTGAAGCTCTTTGTCGCCTTCAAGCTCATAAGTCGGTGTAGGCATCATTTTATTTTCCCTCTATACACCTAAGGACTATAAACCGCTCTTTCTCCTCAAGGTTTATAAGCGATTCTATCTTCATAATGCGCTCTTCAAAGGTTACTCTCAACTCCTCCGTGATATCGTCTCTGTATCTTATTGTTATTTTATGGCTGATTGCGTTTTTCAGCTGATGGGAATAATAGTATTCTCTACCACTTACCGGCTCAATCTTCGCCCAAACGGTTACAACTTCCTCCCATGTGCTTGTATGCCCGTGATGTCCATCTGGGGTCTTTGTTTCCTTCTGGAAGGTGATCCTATGCCGAAGATCGCCAATTTTAACTGTTTGATTGCTCATATTCTCAATATCTTATAGGGCCAAAACATCGCCTTTATGCTTTCAGGAATTGGCGGATAGAAGGTTGTTACCTTTTCAGCTCCTCTGTTTTCGTACAGATATGCCACTAATTGCTGCATCCCTTGCTTCAATGTTCCCGGAATATCTGTTGCCGTATCCCCAAACCCGACATTGAATTCTATCAAAAAAGAAGCAAATCCCCTATGTGTTGGCCAAGTATATCCGGATCTTAATTTTACGCGACCTGGGGAATTTTGGGATATATCAACAAGGTATTTCTCTTTGCTCACAAGTGAATATTTCTCCACTCGATCCCCTTGAGTCTCCGTATGAGCATTCGTCAAATTTGCCGTTAGAGTCAAGGAAACGCCTTCCTGAATACTCAAGACGGCCATCTCTTCTTCCCTTTCTCCGTCCCTGTTAATCCAGATTGTAGATCCGGCCCAAAATCCGGTTGTAGATGCTACCAGCAAAATAGGCTGATCCGCTGCGGAAGTCTCGTCCACATAACTTTCAACCGTGCTTATTGTCTTAATAGAGACTATGCTTTGAAGAGGCGGCTTAGGGATCTCAATTTCATTCCCCACCTCATCCAGATACATCTCCCATGTCTGCGTTATAAACGCCCTCTTCGTCTCTTTCTCCGCCAACTGGCGAGCTGTTGTGATTAAAGCGCTGATTAGCGAATTATCCTCCGATGAATCGATTTTTAAATGGTTCCTTGCCTCATCTAAAGTCACAGGTTCTATAGCCGGCGCTGTTGTCAGTTTTAATCTCATTTCTTCTCTTTTGGCACCCCTGCCAGGCTCTTATCCTCTTCAGCGGCCCCGCTAGCAATCCAGCTTCTAGCAGTATCCACAGGAACCTCTTGAGGCACCCTGTAAGAATGTCCAACCATATAGGACATTTTATTTGCGCAATCAATGAGCATCCGAATCCGCTTGGGGGGCTTGCCTGGGGGCATATGTACCTCCCCTCCTAGCTTTGTTGGTTCCGGTTTCTTTATCCCGACTTTAGTCTTAGTTCCCCTGCCTTTCTTAGTCATGCTTCCTCCTGAAAATCTAGGATTAAAGAGGAGGCGTCTTGCCCGCCCCCTCTCTTTGTTTCTCTTTAATATCTACTTACGGTGAGATCTGTAACATATAGAACTGATCTCCGCCTCCGGTTGTATTGGTGATTATAAATCCTGCTCGCTGTGGTTTAGGATTAGCTGCGGTTCCAAAGTCAACATCTACGCCGCTCATCAAAGCTCCATCCGAATTGAAATAAACATCCCGATCAGCTGAATTGAGTCCAGGAACTACGCTCATAGAAGTGCCAAAACACGGCCCCCAGGTTTGACCCCAGAAGTAATATCCGCTTTGTACAGGTCTTAGTGCGACAACAACCATTGACATAAAGCCAGTTGTGGTTCCGAGAACGTTGTTGTAAATGTTGGGCCAGGCTGTGATCCAGGTACTTGCAGGAACTTCTACTGCCAGTGCTTCCTCTAAAGTAAGCAAGATAGATGTACCAGCACTTACTGCGCTGCCTTTGATCCGATACATTTCATATACGCCGGTTGTCAGATTCATTATCCAGACATAACCTCCAGCGTAATAATCTTTGTCGTGTGGGTCAGTGTCCAGAATGGTTATTTCATAAGACCCTGCTGCGGAGGCGATAGCGTGAGTATCTACCCCTTTATCAGCGATTGATTGATGAGCTGCTTTCATAGCGATAAGAGCACCAGCGGCTCTACTATATCTAAAAACTCTGTCATCTACGACTAGCCGTGTTCCGAGGTCGTAATTCTGTACCAGGCTTTCCTCATGGATGTTCTGAACACTCTTGTTAATTAGCATGTGTCCCCCAGATAAAATCTGGTCAACAATCATGCCGTCCTTTTTCCGTGTTGGTTGATATGTTGCTTTCATCTTTCATTCCTCCTTATGCGTGCTCTCG